TGGATCTTGCTGCCTTTTGCCCAAAGTTTGTCGCCTTCAGCACTGAGCTTGTCGCTTTCTGCTCTGAGCTTGTCGCCTTCTGCTCTGAGCTTGTCGCCTTCTGCTCTGAGCTTGTCGCCTTCTGCCCAGAGCTTGTCGCCTTCTGCATAGAGCTTGTCACCTTCTGCTTTGAGCTTGTTGCCTTTTGCCCAAAGCTTGTCACCTTCTGCTTTGAGCTTGTAGTCTTCCGTCCAAAGCTTGTCACCTTCAGCCCAGAGCTTTTGTCTTTCGTTCCAAGCTTTCAGGATTTCTGGATTTTGTTTTTCGCTCATGTTAAAATTTCCTTTCTAATTCGTTTCAATTCATCGGAAGGCGATTCGGCTGCGTCTTTCCCGCTCAATTGTATATTGTATGTCTATTTTGGTTTGGGCAATGCTTTTTGTTTTGATGGAGGTTGTTCGTACATGACGAGTAATTTTTCCATCTCATTGTATGATTTGACATCAGCTAATTCTCGTGCTCGTTTGGCTTTTATCATTTGTCGGTGTTTTGGATCGATGTCGGGTAGTATGAGAGTATCGTCCAGACGTTTTCTGTTGAGTTTAGCCCTGTGTAAAGAATACTTGTTTGCACGTCTGATTTCATATTGGGCAATATCAGTTGACGTGTGCCAAATCTGACAGCCTTGTTTCGGCAGAATTTCAAATCGGAATGGCTTCTCGTGTCTTCTGGTGTATTTGTCAATTTTGCCGATCAGTTGGGATCGACGTAGGCCGTGAAGTCTTCGGGGGCCTGGAAACTTTCGACTCGGCATTTTTGGTAAACCCAAAGCACGGTCAACCTGTAGATAGGATAGCTGCACCCATTGGTCGTTTGAATAATCTTTTCCATGTTTTTTTGTTTTGAAGTTGCGGAATGCTTCATATAGACGGTTGTATAGTTCACTCGTTTTCATCTTCTGATTCTTTCATAGAGGCCACAAAATCTTTGATAGTCCGCATGCACAGTGCAAGTTCCATCCAGCCCGCTTCGACTTCCATCCCTTTGAGTGTTGTGACATTCAGGTCATTGCAGAAAGTTTGAAAGGCTACGACTGCTTCACGCAAATGCTTCGATGCTGTTTTCATCTCATTGAACTTCTTTTCCAAGTCAATTGATGGATCGTCTGATTCCTCCCGCACTATCTCTCGTATTCTGCGTTGGCCTATTTTCTTATCGCCTTTATTTTTGCACTTCTTCGCTAGTTTCTTATGTCGTTCTTTTGGGATTTTGTGCTCTTTTATAGCCTTGTGAAACTCCCGAGCCTTTCCCATAGTCTCAAGACTTTCTACGGCTTCAATATCGACATCATCTTTGTTGTCTAAGAGACTTAAAGCCTCCTGAATCATCCACCGTTTACCTTCCCAGTTCTTGCCGAGGAACTTGAGGATGGTTGTTTGGCCTACACCATGATTTTTGCAATGTTTGAAGTCTCCTTTTGTTCCGGTGAATAATGCCCTAATAAATTTATTAGGGCATTTAGCTTCTTCCCATGTAGCATACTTTTTCAGTTCCCTGTCCAAGAAATCACGGGCGGCATGGACGGTTTCGTTGATGACGGCGGGGCATTGATTCCATTCCAGGTTTTCATTAGCCATGATTCGGAGCATCGTGGCATTGTCGATGTTACGGACTGGGATGTCTATTGTATTGATACCCAGATTTTCGAGAGCCATAAGTCGATGGTGTCCATATGCTAATTGGAAATATCCCTCTCTTTTAGGATGGGGACGTGCAACGAGGTTATCCCAAAAAGTTGTTTCTTGGATTGAGGTTTCAAGCCGCTTGACTTTATCTTCGTCTATCGGATAGGTTTTGATCCGCCGGTATGGATTTGGTTTGATTCTGGAAACTTTGATTTTCATGTTAAAATCTCCTTTCTGATTCGTTCCAATTCAGTGGAAGGCGATTCAGCTGCGTCTTTTCCACTCAATTGTATATTGTACGTTTCGCCTTCATATCCGGACAACGAGTCTACAAGCTTTCTGGCAGTGGCTTGTGCCTCTTTTGTATTATCGAGGCAGACGGCGCGTATGGGGTATTTTGACATTTTGAGAACTTGTGCGGAGGTGATGGACAAACCAAAGGTTGCAACTGCTCCAGGGCCAATAGCCCATGCGTCTATTGGTCCCTCTACGATGACGATTGCATGCCGTGCGAAGTCTTCCCCATACAATAACGTTTTGTGTGGAATGGTTTCGTATTTTGGTTTGGCAGAAAGATATCGGGGACGTATGTTGGCATCGATAGCCCTGGTTGTCCAACTGACACGTTCGCCTTGATAAAATATGGGTAGGAACAATCGCCATTGCATAGCGGGATTAGCTAAGGCAATGCCTTGCACAGACCATAATTCAGCGATGTGATGCCAGTCGAATCCACGGGATTTTATGTACCGTTTGTGTGCGGCGTGCAATGAGCCTACTTCAGCCGGTTTGACGAATTGACCTGTGTGTGATTTTAGTTTCTGTCGTTCCGGCCGAATACTTTTGGCAATCGTTTTGGCTTCAGTATAAGATATGCCAAATAGGACTGCCATGGTTTCGATAATGGAATGGTGACCACAGTTCCAACAGTTGACGTATTTGTTGGTGAGGTCATAGCCCATATGATATTTGCCACTGTTTGTACCACAGAATGGGCAGTCAAATTGCAACCACCCATATCTAGCATGGTGGTGCCCTTCTGGTGCTATACGTATCCCATTTGATTGTAATAGTGTTTCAAAATCCATGGGTCAACCTTATCTTATGCTGTGGGGTTTTGTAGCCATTTACGGATAAGTCGTGCCAGCGCTTTGGTCATAGTGGTGCCACGACGTCGGCATTCTGCGGAGAAAGCATTTTTCAGTTCTTCCGGGAATGTTTCTCCTGTTTTAATGAATAGGATGGATACATGTTTTTGGTGTTTCATTTTTGGCTCCTGAGGTATAATGTGTGAATGTTTAGCTGTTGATCTTTTCGTTTACCATCAAGCGTTTGGGTAACAATATTTTGTTTTCTTTCTATGCGTTCGGCTACTTCGATATCAACAGTTCCTTCGGCGATAAAATAGTAGACTAGCACGTGTTTGCTTTTTTGTCCGATTCGACGGATGCGCTGTTCAGCTTGTTTGTGCCAACCGGGCACATCCCACAATTCAGCAAAGGCTAATGTGTTAGCTGCTGTGAGTGTAATGGCTTCTTTTGCAGCCAACGATCCGATAAATATGCGGATGCGTTTGGATGTTTGAAATTGTTTTACGATGCGGTGTTTTGCTTTGCCATCGGTTTTTCCATAAACGGAAACGGCGCAGCTGGAAAATCGTTTCAGTATAGCATCGATTACAAAGTGGTGGTGTGCAAACAATACAAGTTTGCCGTTATTCTCTTCCAGGAATGATTCGATCCATTCGATGATTGCGGTTATTTTTCCTTGCGCTGCCAATCGACGTAGATAGCCATTGCGGACTAATCGTTCAGCGCTCCATTCACGGTTCTTTTTTTGGCCTTTGGTTTTAGATATCCACGCTTTGAAATCGTCGCGTGCTTTGGAGTATTCAGTCCCATTGTCAATGTGTACAAGTTTGATGATTCGGTGTATGTTGGGCAGTTCTTTTTGTACATCTTTCGTCAGTCGTCGAATCATTCCCAGTCGTTTTAGTTTGGCTTGCAGCAATGGCAATTTACAGGCACCTGTAAAGTCCCATCGTCCGAATGTAATTTTGGGTTTGCAGTAGCGTGTGGCGTATGATAGGAAATTGGGAAAGGATTTAGGCCAAAGTAGATTGATGGTAGGGAACAGTTCGATGGGGCGACTGAGTAGTGGTGTACCGGATATGGCTATGATGTGGGGAATGTTTGCACCGATTTTACGAATGATTTCGGTGCGTTCGGCATCTATAGATTTGATGTAATGGGATTCATCAAGGATTAGACATTGTGGATGCATGTGGCGGATAATGAATCGTGACCAGTACAGTGCAATTTCATAATTGATGACTATGCGTTTGTGTCGTTTCGGATCGAAATGTTTGGGGGCGGTAAAGGATTCGCCTACGGTGATGTTGAGTTGTGCGTGCTTGCGTGCTTGCTCTTGCCATTCCCATTTGGCTATAGCTGGGGATATGATGAGCGTAGGGGTTGTGGCTGCTCGATTTCGGCGAATGTAGTATAGAGCTTGGATGGTTTTGCCCAGACCCATGGAATCAGCCAACAACGCACGGCCATTGAGCCGTTCTATTGCTAATATACCTTGCTTTTGATATGGGAATAGTTTAGTCATTTGTGTTTCAACCTAACAACCGTCCATCCGAGTTCTTGTAGAACCTTTGTTTTCTTCTTGTCTATTTTTTGTTGTCGAAGGGATTGGTGGCACTGCCCATCAAATTCTATGGCTATCATTTCTTCACGATTTCCAAAATCAATTTTGTAACAATCTGGCAGTTTTTTGTTTCTGAATTTGGATCTTACGGGTTTTGTTTTTACTGCAAGTTCTCTTTCGTATCCACAAAGTTTTAGTAATCTATCAGCTAATCGTATGATGGGAGTAGGGGACAGTCCATTTCCACCTTTGAAATTCACACCGTATTTTTTGTGTGCCTTCGCCATCCCATCTAAATGTTTTTTTCTAATTATTGGGTCATGCATTGCTTTTTTTGTATTTTCAGATACCATGGATCTCCATTTCGGGTCTTTAGCAATTTTTGTAAGTGTTTTGGCTGCTTTCTTTCTGGCTTTTTTGGTTCGTCCTTTTGCGAGGTTCTTTTTAACCGCTTTCAATTGGGTTTTTGTTCTATGGTATATTCCTGTAGGCATTTTATTTCCTTTTGATATTTATATAGCGATGTCATAGTTGACTGCATTCCCATAGTTCGATTAGGCTTTCAAGGACTTGTAATTTTGTCCATTGGAATTTTGTAGCACAGTACCACATGATGGCATCTAGTGTATTGATTGGATCATCAGCGTCAATTTCACCATCTAGTTCACGTGGTGGATATTGGATTACTTGGTGGAGGGTCCATGTACGATCAGATACTTGTTCTCGCCTGGTGAAGAATGTTGTGTGGTATGCGGGGTTTAGAGCCTTTGTGAGCTTAGTGTTATACGTGATGTTGGGTACCGATTGTGCTAATTTTTTCCGTATGACAGAGATGAAACCCTTTTGGAGCTTGAATGTAAACCAGGTTGTGAAAGCATATTTATTGTTGTATGAGACTATACATTTCATGAATATCAGATGACCTTCACTGACCCAGTCGTTGAAATCGCCTCCATAGCGGTTGTAGAATTTCCAGACGTATTGGTACATTAGATTTTTGCACTGTTCAAACGTTTCGGTTGAAATGTCTTCGTGTAAAGCTTTGTCAGCAGTTACGTCTTTATGTAAAGACATACTAGACATTTGATACCTCCTGTGTTAATATTTCAGTCCTTGTTTGTGGTACCGTTAGTATATCTACAGTAGCTTATTGGGTAAAGCGAAAAGCTTAGAAATCTTAGATTTTTAGAAGTCGAAATGTAAGTTTTTATCTAAAATATGGGTTATTAGTTTAGAATCGATACTTTTTTATGCGAAAATTATAGTAATTTTGTATATATGGTGTATATCTAATGTGTGTATATTCGGTTTTTGTTTTTAGAAGGAGTACAATGCAAATGGTTGGGGGCAAGAAAAAGTGGATGAGGAAGTGGAAACCCGAATTGGCTATTGTGGGCTATGAATTAGCACGTGATGGATTGAAGCTATCACAGATAGCCAAAGTTTTGAATATCAGTAAACCTACGATTGACAATTGGATTCAAACACGTCCGACGTTTCGTTATGCAATTCACAGAGGGCGACGTTGGCGCAAGGAATCGCGTAAGTGTACTTACGATATGGGGGATTATGTTTATGACAGGCTGAGTGAGCCAATGAAGCAGCTTTGGCATAAGCTTGACCGTATGCATCGGGCGAACGTTGGTATTGAAAAAGTGGAAGCCATGTTTGCCCACTACGGAAAAGATTTTCGTCAACATTTGTTTTTGTGTGCTCTCGTCAAATCTTCCTTTTCCATAGCGGCCGCTTGTCGTAAAGTGGGCATTAAGCGAGCTACATTTCAAACATGGTATTTAGATCCTGATTTTCAAAAGCTTGTTCATGAAATTGAGGACATAAAGGACGATATGTTTGAGAGCAGTTTGATTCGTTTAGTGCAAGCTGGCAGTGAGTCGGCTACATTGGCAGTAGCGCGATCACGATTGAAAAAACGGGGGTATGGGGATAAAGCGTCTGTGGATGTTAATATACAAGGCCAAATCGATCACAATCATAAAGTGTTTCCTATGGAGAGTTTGGATTTGCCATTGCCCATACAGAAGCAAATACTTGCACATGTACGTAAGGCGAAAGCGATAGAGGCTGAGGTTGTCGCATGATTTCGTTTCGTGAATACGATATCATCCGGAGTATTACGCGGAAATCTTTCTACGAATTCGTGAAAGAGTTTTGGCCTATAGTCGTACAGAATGAACCGCTCCAATCCAATTGGCACATTAAGTATTTGTGTTGGGATGCACAACGCGAAGTGGAGCGAAGACTAGCACGCAAAAAGAAACGTTATGATTATATCATATACAATATCCCCCCGGTCAGTCTCAAGTCTACGATATTTGCGATGTTTTTGCATGGATGGATATGGGCTAGAAACCCATCTATGAATTTCATCGGTTGTTCTTACGAGCAAAATTTGATGGTGGGGCATGCGCGTAAAGCTAGAGATTTGATACGGAGTGAAAAGTACAAAGATTGCTTTCCAGAAGTTGTAATTCGAGGTGACATGAATGCTGTCGGCACGTATGGCACGAAAGCTGGTGGCGTGAGATATAGTGCGGGCACACAAGGCAGCATAACTGGGAAGCATGGAGATTTGGTGGTTATAGATGATCCATTAAATCCTAGGGCAGCTAGGTCTATTGCAGAAACGAAAGCAGTCAAAGAGTTTATTCTGGAAGCATTGCCATCCAGAAAGCGCTCAATAGATTTAGTGCCTACTATACTCATAATGCAGCGGTTGTCTCAAGAAGATCCTACAGGATTTCTTTTGGATATGGCGGAACGCGGGGAGATTCGTGTGAAACATGTTTGTTTGCCTGCTACATTATCGCCATTGGTAAAGCCTGCGAGCCTAAAGAAATATTATTATGATCAAGACAAAATGCTCAACCCCAAACGTTTAGGTCGGGCAGCACTTCGGGAACTCAAAGCAAGTGGCGATTTTATGTATGCGGGTCAATATGACCAATCACCTGTTCCCGTCGGGGGTGGTATGTTTCAGGCTAATAAATTGATTGTCAAATCTCCTCCCGATCCTACCAATCCTAGAAAATGGGTTAAACAGATTCGGTATTGGGATAAAGCTGCCACCTATGATGATGGTTGTTGGACGGTAGGATTGCGGTTGGGCAAAGATTTGGATGGGAATTGGTGCATTCTTCATGTGGATCGATTTCGGTTAGAAAGCCGCGCACGGGAAAATCGAATTAGGCAGCGAGCAGAGTTAGATGGTAAACATGTGGTTGTTGGGATTGAACAGGAACCAGGGGGTTCGGGTAAGGGGGATGCACAAGCCACTATGCGCAATCTAGCTGGGTGGCGTATTGTAGCTGATCGACCTACTGGCAGTAAAGAGTTGCGTGCTGATCCGGTAGCATCCCAAGTGAATGGTGGAAACATGTATTTGGCCCCGGAGGGGTACATTGACGGATTGCCAGAGGCATGGCACGCACCGTTTATTGGTGAGATACAATATTTTCCGTTCAGCAAATTCAAGGATCAAGTTGATGCGTTATCCGGGGCATTTGGACAGACGTGCCAGGGAACATTCCAAATAGGATTCAACAATTTGTAATTGTGAGGATAAATCATGGCCAAGAAAAAAGTAATACACAAGGCAAAATCGTCAGATACATCAGTCGAGAATCAACAATTGCAGGGGCTGTACCAAAATGTATTGCGATCTCAATCGCGTGTGAATTCGTTGTTGCAGTTTTTGAGCCCTGGTTTGGATATCGATTATGAATGTCGCTATCCAGCAGATATTGAATCGTCACAATGTCGTAAGTTGTTTGATCGTAATGGGGTGGCGCGGCGTGTTGTAAATCTTTGGCCTGATGAGTGCTGGGTGGGTTTGCCGGATGTGTATGAAACAGAGGACACAAAGGATGAGACTGAGTTTGAAAAGACGTGGGATTTGCTGTGCCGAAAGAAACACGTCTTGCATTTTTTGAAGCGCATGGATGTGCTGTCGGGGATTGGTCGTTATGGTCTGATGCTTTTGGGTATTGATGATGGTGGTAAATTGGATACTCCAGTGGAGTCGGTTGAAATTGTAGACGGTGTGATGCCTGATGATTTTGCAGGTGCTACAAAAGGACACCGTTTATTGTTTGTGAAATGTTTTGACGAATCGGCTGTAACTATTGAAAAGCGAGAAACTAGCACCAATAGTCCGCGTTATGGATTGCCATTGTTTTACAAAGTGACGATGGAGAATGTGACTACTGGGGGTACTGGGGGTATTTCTAAGGACATTCGTATTCATTGGACAAGAGTACTGCATTATGCGGACAATCGTTTGACGAGTGAGTTGTTTGGGGAGTCTCGATTGCAAGCTGTCTACAATAATATTCTCGATTTGCGTAAGATCAGTTCCAGTAGTGGTGAGATGTTTTGGCGTGCTGGTATTAGTGGTACTGCTTGGGGCGTCGATCCGGAAATTGTGCCAGCGGGCACTGTGTTGACTGCTGATCAAAAAACTGAGATGAAGGAAGCTTTGAGTGATTACTATGATGGTATGCAACGTTATTTATTTTCATCCGGTATGAATGCACAAGACATCTCACCAAAATTAACCGATCCGGAACCGTATATCA